GCGAGACCGACATCATCGCGCTGTCCAACATCGTCGGCGCCACCGTGCTGTTCAGGGCCAACACCGGTCAGCGCTATTCGTTGCGCGGCGCCTTTACCACCGAACCGGTGCAGCTCGACAGCAGCAGCGGCAAGAGCGCCCTCAAGCTGTCCGCGCGCGGCTGCGACAGAATCTAATGGCCACGCTCAATATCAAGCTCGAACACGGGCTCAAGATCGGCAACGACGTGCTGCGCGACGTCGTGCTGCGCG